AGAACTCATGTCTGAAGCTGACCGCATTATTCAAACAGGTGAAAGAGGATAAGTATGCCGTATACGCGGATGCATCACGACGTAGACCCAAAGGAATCTATTCTTAAAGAATTGGGCGACATTAAAGACATTGAAGTATTTAACACTCATGTTCTGATTGCAACATATGTGCGCCCTAACAAGACAAAAAGCGGTATTCACTTAACGGATAAGTACGTTGAGGAAGACAAGTATCAGGGCAAAGTTGGCCTTGTGGTCAAGAAAGGTCCGTTGGCATTTATTGACGACGACCAAGATTGGTTCAAGGGCGTTGAAGTTAATGTCAATGACTGGGTGTTTTACCGCCCATCTGATGGCTGGTCCATGAATGTGCATGGCGTTCAATGCCGCGTTTTGCGTGACATCGACATCCGTGGCCGCATCCCGGCACCTGATGCAGTTTGGTAAGGAAATTCCAAATGGAACAAGTAGATGAAGAAATTACCGTTCTTGACGACGCCCCAGAGGCGGCTGTTGAAGAGAACAAAACGGAAACAAAAGTAGCGGCAAATGATTCGCAGACGCCGGAAGATGGCATTGCGGAACTGAAGGCTCGCCTTGAGGAGGAAAAGAAACTCCGGTTTGAGGCAGAGAGCCGCGCCCAACAAGCGCAGCAGACGGCTACAAAGGCTGCCGCTGAAGTACAAGACAGCAACCTTCAGCTTATCACTGGGGCAATTGATAAGCTTAAGCGCGAATCTGATTACCTAAAGTCTAACTTCAAAGAGGCCATGACTTCAGGTGACTACGACGCGGCTGCTCAGATTCAGGAAACAATGTCATTAAATGCTGCAAAGTTGTTGCAGCTACAGAATGGCAAGGCTTCCCTTGAGGAGCGTTTAGCTAACCCACAGCCAGCGGCGCCACAGACCAACGATCCGGTTGAGCGTGTAGCTTCAACGCTGTCGCCACGATCCGCCGCATGGATCAGGGCGCATCCTCAGTGCATCACGGACCAGCGCATGTACCAAAAAATGGTTGGCGCCCACAATATTGCTATGGCTGACGGCTATATTGTTGATTCTGATGCATATTTTGACGCAATTGAGCAGCAGTTGGGCTTTAAAAAGGCTCCGCCAGTACAGGCTGATGACGGTGAAGACATTGCATTGTCTGCCGCCGCTGCTCCGGTTCAGAAACGAACTGCTCCAGCCGCTGCGCCCACCACACGAACTGCGTCCGGTACGCCAAGCAAGTCTCAAGTGGTGCGTCTAAGTTCTGAAATGCGTGAGATGGCGTCAATGATGGGCATGTCCCCTGAAGATTACGCCAAGAACATGGTCGCGTTGAAGCGCGAAGGTAAGCTTAACTAATAGGAGAGCCAAATGGCTGAGAATGAAACCAAACTTACTAAGTTAACCCCTAAAAAATCAACTTCTGACATCCGCCCAGATGTTCGTGGTGAAGTTCGCGCTGAAAGCCCCGCAGAACGCGCAGCAAAACGCACTGCTGAAATTCGCGCCCACCGTCAGGGCTTGGACATGGACAACACGGATCAGTATTTCATTGATCCATACATTGTCCCAGAGGGCTGGTCATATGAATGGAAGCGTAAAACCATTTATAATCAGGAAGACCCGTCATACCAAATTCGCTTGGCAGACGCTGGTTGGACGCCAGTTCCTGCAAATCGGGATGCCCGCCACAAGGCTATGATGCCAACTGGCAACTACGCAACAATTGAGCGTGACGGCATGATTTTGATGGAGCGTCCTAAAGAGTTGACAGATGAAGCAAAAGCTATAGAATTGCGTCGTGCTAGGAACCAAGTCCGTTCTAAGGAACAACAGCTTAGCACCACACCTGATGGCACAATGACCCGCGAGGATGCTCGCGTCCGTCCTCAGGTGAAAAAATCATACGAGGCTATGCCTGTTCCTAATGAATAAGGACGGCCTCTAACCTGCCCTGTGGGAGGCGGGTTATCTTGTCGGGGTTAGCAGTGCTTGGCGCATAGTAACCTCATCACTCAGGAAAAATTGCTATGGCTAATACGCAAGCGTATTTTGGCTTTACGCAGTATCAGGGTGGTGCGGGTGGTGCGCCTACGTTCGCTCAATCCGTACGCCGTATTGCGTCGAGTTCAGGTGCTATCTACACTGGCGATCCAGTAATGCCAGCGGTAAGCAGCGCCAACGGTTACATCGTTCAGGCTTCCCCCGGCACGACGACCCTCGCGGGTATTTTTGTTGGCTGCAAGTACCTCAACACATCTCTTGGCCGCACGGTCTGGTCTAACTATTGGCCCGGCTCCGGTGCAACGGGTGACGTTGAAGCTTACGTCATTGATGACCCTAATGCTCGTTTCATCGTTCAGACAAGCACAACCTCGTTCCCAATCACGGGTACCCTTTCCACGCAGACTTCTGGCGTTCAGGGCCAATACGCCCAGTTCTCCATTGGAACGGGCAACACGTCAACTGGCCGTTCCGGTGCGTATCTTTCGTCCGTTGGAACGACTGTCACTTTCCCATTCACCATTGTGGATTACCAAGTTGGTTTCCAAAACGGTGGCGACCCAACCTCGCAGTACTGCAACGTAATCGTTGGCTTCAACAACGAAATCTTCCGCAGCAACGGCGCTGGCCCAACTGGCATCAGCTAAGGAGTAAGGTGTTATGGCTGTTAATCTAAGTCAGATCAGAGACCTTCTCCTCCCCGGTCTACGCGGGGTAGAAGGCAAGTACGAGATGATTTCATCTCAGTACGACAAAATCTTCACGAAGCACGAATCAAAAATGGCTTTGGAACGCACGGCAGAAATGCGTTACCTTGGCCTCGCACAGCTTAAGACTGAAGGCGGCCAGACCGCTTTTGATTCTAATGCTGGCGAACGCTTCGTCTGGAACCAAGAGCACACTGAAATTGCTCTGGGTTACGCAATCACCCGCAAGGCGATTGACGATAACCTCTACAAGACCCAGTTCATGCCATCCAACCTTGGCCTCGTGGAATCTTTCCAGCAGACTAAGGAAATTTATGGCGCGAACATCCTTAACACGGCAACGACGTACAACGCAGCAGTTGGCGGTGACGGTGTAGCACTCTGCTCCACGGCGCATCCTATTGACGGTGGTACGGTTGCTAACACGCCAACGACTCAGGTTGACTTGAACGAAGCCACTTTGCTGAATGCAATGATTGCAGTCCGCACGAACTTCAAAGATCAGGCTGGCTTGAAAATCTTTGCCCGTGGCCGCAAACTAATCGTTCCTCCACAGTTAGAACCAGTTGCAATCCGTCTCACGAAGACTGAATTGCGTCCGGGTACTGCGGACAACGACGTCAATGCGATCATGATGACGGCAGGTGGTCTCAGCGAAGGCTATATGGTCAACGACTTCTTGACCTCAGCTTACGCTTGGTTCCTCCTCACCAACATCGATGGCTTGGCGTATATGGAACGCATTAAGTTTGAAACAGACATGCAAGTTGATTTCGTGACTGACAACTTGCTTGTTAAGGGCTACGAGCGTTACTCGTTTGGTTACTACAACTGGCGCGCGATCTACGGCTCGTTCCCAACCTCGTAAGGAGAAGGCACTATGGCTGATACAGCATTCTCCGGTCCACTGATTGTATTTGGGCAAAACCCATCGCAACCATCGGACTATAACCCTGACCTAGGCTCCTCGCTATTTTATGCGGGGGGCGGCATCCTTGATCCGCGTCTTCCATTCACCTACCTTCCGGGTGAATCGCAGTCCGCTCAAGACTTTGGCTGGTATGGCTTTAGTGACATTGTTTCGTTCACGGGTGTCCCATACACAAACGCAGCGGCAGCAATTGTTGCCTCTGCAAACCCCACAAGCGCGACTCTTTCGCTTGTTACGACTAACTCCGCTACTACTGGCGTCTACTATTCGTCCAACTTTACCCGGTCAGATACGGGCGCCACGGACACGGTTTTGGCACTTGATGCCTATGCTTCAGTTACCGCTTCAGCAACGAACGGTATCCTGACTGTTACGGCAAACAGTGGCATGCCAATTGGTCCGGGAATGGTTCTTCTGTCCTCTTCTACGACGGTGACAGGCGGAACCCTTGGTGCAACTTCTGGCGTCTATATCGGCTCTCAGATTACGACGACAGGAACTTCATCAACGGTTGGTAACGGACAGACTGGTACTTATCAGCTAAGTCAAAACGTAACATTCACGTCTGGTACGGTTACTTTGGCCTATCCAAACGTGCAATCTTGCGCAATCCCAACAAACATCCAGACGCCATCAATTTGGCTTTGGAACCCAATGGCAATGGTTGGC